CCCGCAGCGGCGGCTGTGCGCAAGTCATAACGTTTTCACTAAGAAACCCATGCTATGCTCTTCTGGATAACACACAGGAGGGTGGAGCATGGGTTTTTCTAACGAGCGGATGAGGACGGGCCAGCTGGTGAACTGGTTTCTGCTGGACGGCCTCGAGCTGACCCCGGCGGGCAACCCCGTCACCAAGGCCCTGCCGCTACCCTTTGGGGTTGATCACCTGATCGGCTTCAACGAGCTGCTGACCTGCAGGCACCCGGAGAACGCAGGCGTGCACTTCTTCCTCGACGATTACCAGTTCGAGCGCTTCTGGCGGCAGCCGCAGCGGTACCTCGATGCGCTGGCAAAATGCCCGCTGGTGCTCGGCCCGGACTTCTCGCTTTACACCGACTTCCCCGCGCCCATCCAGCACTGGAACCACTACCGGAACCAACTGCTCACCGCATGGCTGCAGCACAACGGGGTCTGCGCCATTCCGGCAGCAAGCTGGTCGGATGAGGACAGCTTCCACTGGTGCTTCGACGGCATCAGCAAAGGCGGCGCGGTGGCAGTGAGCACGGTGGGCTGCCTCGTCCACAAGGACGCATCCGATGGTCTGATGGGAGGGCTGAAAGAGCTGATCCGGCAGACCGAGCCATCCGAGATTCTGGTCTACGGCAAAACGTCGCCTGCAATGGCAGCACTGCTGCGGGAGCACAGCATCCCGTGGCAGGCATTCCCGCACAACATGGCGACCCGCGTAAGGGCCAGAGAGGAGGCGCAGTGATGGGCGGCAGAGGCAGCAGCATGAGAGGTTCCCAGGGCATGGGAGGCGGCGCAGGAGCGCCCGCAGCAGCCGCACAGGCGATGCCCACGATTCAAGCAGCACCGGCAGTTCAGGCGGCACCGGCAGTTCAGGCGGCACCGGCAGCACCGGTAGCGCCCCAGCAGGCAGGCCCACCCACCGGCGC